TCGTTCGTGATTACATCTGACATAATACTCACTACGTATCGTATTATTGTCGAGTCAAAAAATCACTCCTAGACGATTATTGTTTTTATACAATAATTTAAAATAAAAAAAAAAAAAAAAGATATTTGTGTGTTGTTGTTGTTTAGACAGCAGCTTTATAGTAGTCGGTTACCATGAAGCCTAAAGTTACGGTTTCGTTATCGGCAGTTACACCATTATTTATACATACGAGATAGCAGGAATTTTCATTGGATTGGTCTCCGTATTCTACTTCCCATCCTGTTGCTTGCGGATTGGGACCAGATTGAGATGCTACAGATGCGTTTTTGAGCAGTCCTCCGGCAGGTAATTTAATTGAGCCTTGAGCAGTTACGCTATTATTACTAGGTTCAGTATTAGCGGGATTTACATTAGTTGTAAAACCTGTTGCATTAGGATGTGATAAAGATATTTCTCTTTTATAGAGTACATCCCAATATTTTGAGTTAATTTGTGAGCCGAATGAAGTGTTTACAGCTCCTCCAGTACCATCGTGTGTTTCGTAATCCAAGCCTTGATTTAGAAAGGAAGCGAATCCAAGTGTAGGATTCAGTAAACTTCCCGATTTGAACAGACGGTCCTTTATAAGTTGGTCTGCCAATTTCTTTTTTGGACGGATTAAGAATAATCCTAATTTTGAAAAACTGGGTTCATTTGTTATCATTTGCCAGCGGATTTTACCCCCTGTATGATATACCTCGTTTGATGTTTGGGCTTCTTGAGCTATACCGAAAATTATTTTTTTAGTATAGGTTGGTTGAGCAGCTAAGCCTAGATTATCTGTCCACGGAGTTGGGGCATTTCCTGTATTTGAACCTGCTGGATTATTAGCAGCATAAGGAATTGGACATACATAAGCGTATGTTCCACCGCCAACCGTTTCAACCGATAAGTTATTACGAATCCATTTAGTAGCACAACTTGCGAAGGACTTCTTCGTTATTGCATTAACCTGCTTAGAAAGAGCTTCTATTTGCTTCGATTGTGCTTTACCACCGGTTTTATTTTTGATGTTCTTGGTTTTTAAGGCTTTGTATCGTTTGTTGGGTTTGGTCATTTATATTATACGCTTAGAAAATAATTTACTAATAAATAAAAATTAAAATTTTTATAATTACTTTTCAAAAAGTACTTAAAGATAAAATGAATATATATATTATAGATGAAAAAGTTCCAAGGTGTTCCATGTTGTTCCGGGGAGGATGGTAATACTAAACATCCTCCCATATCCCCTTGTAAGCACTGGGTGTTTACATTAAATAATTATTCGAAAGAAGACTGTGATTGTTTTTTTGTTCCAAAGTTCCAGGCCCTTGTTGAAAGATTTTGCTTTCAAGAGGAGGTCGGGGATTCTGGGACACCACATCTTCAGGGATATATAGAATTTAAAAAAAAGGTAAGACCTAAGAATTTACTTCCTGATAAGATTCATTGGGAAAAATGTAGAAACATTAAAGCTAGTGTGGAGTATGCGCAAAAATCTGACACTAGAGCTGGCCAGCAATATTTTTTTAACCTAAAGCCTAAGAGGCAATTGAAATTAATTAATCCTGATAGAGATTGGGAACAAGAAATATTAAAAATAATTCTAGAGGAGCCTGATGACCGTACTATTTATTGGTATTACAGTTTTGAAGGCAATATTGGAAAGACAAGCTTTTGTAAATATTTAACTGCTAAACACGGTGCGCTCCCATTAAGTGGTAAAGGAGCTGACGTGCGTAACGGTATAGTTGAATACTTCAAGGCTAATGATGATTATCCGGGATTGGTTATTTTTCCAATTCCTAGAAGTTACAATTGTGATTACTTATCCTATGAGGCGCTAGAAAATATCAAGGAAATGTATTTTTATTAGGGGCAATATGAAGAGGCTTCTATTTGTGGGCCTTGTCCTCATTTATTTGTGTTCTCTAGTTAATTACCTGACATTGAAAAATGTTCTAAAGATAGATGGGTAATTAGAGAAATAAGTTAGAATGCTACGCTTACGCTCCGCGGTGAGCATCGTTCGTGATTACATCTGACATAATACTCACTACGTATCGTATTATTGTCGAGTCAAAAAATCACTCCTAGACGATTATTGTTTTTATACAATAATTTAAAATAAAAAAAAAAAAAAAAG